CATTTAACAAACATGAAAATACACAAGCTATAGAAGATAGTTTGAGAAATAAAATTTATGATGAACCGGAAGCCTACATGGATGATTTAGAAGTCATAGATGTAGAGCGGTTATTGTAGGAGGTTAAAGTAATGGGGAAATTTATTTATAAAGGTGAAACGATTGAGATTAGAACGCAAAAAATCTTATATGCATCTCAAAATTTAAAAGTATCTTCTAAAGATTTGCAAGAAAGATTTGATAAAGGTTGGGATATAGAAGATGCGCTTAAATACAATTTCAATCATGTGATGTACAAAGGTAAGATATGCCGAAAGATTAAACATAAAGGGCTCACTTTTTATATCGTAGCTGAAGATTTGAAAAGGTCTAAAGTTCCGCCGCAAGCAATTATTAAATATTTAAATGACGGACACATTATGGACGATATTTTACCGATGGAAACAGAGTTTTATATTGTAGAACGTGAAAAAGATGCTTTGCGCAATTTGGTTTATAAGGACCGTTTACGCAAAGAACGTCAAAAAGAACAAGCAGAAGAACGCAAAAGAGCAGAGCGTCCTTGGTTATACGACGGTACACCGCAGCCACCATATGCACGCGATGAATACACAAAATGGCTTATGGACACATCTATTTATCCAAAGGCGGTGCGCTAATGAATGAGATTAGAGATTTAAAAAGAGATGATCGTATCATCTTATGGCAATATCGTGGATTGAATGTGCAGGGCGGACACGCAGGTGTCGTTATCAGAGAAGTTGATAGACTTGGCAAACAATCAGTCATAGTTCAGTTAGATGGTATCGATGACCCGTTCGAGCTGACTGATGAGGATTACTTCGATAAGAAAGCTGAACATTTTGAAGATTGCAAAAATAACTCAGTACATCAACCTAATCATTACCAGTTCGGTCAATTTACAGCAGCAAAAATTATTGAATTAGTAGGAAGAACTTACAAATCAGCTCCAGTCTTTTATCACGTAGGAAACGCTTTAAAATATTTGATGCGTGCGCCTAGAAAGAATGGATTGGAAGATATTAAAAAAGCAAAACAAAGTATTGAATTTGCGATTGAAACATGGGAGGCAGAAGAAAATGGCATATGATGTAGATTTTTGGTATATCTCACAAAACGCTTGTCAAATAACTTCAACATTCACTCCGTTTTCTAAAGACGAAGAAGAAAGTATTTATATGGACAACCAAGACTTCTTTGCGATGGTCGATCAATTTAGTGATGCCAATTTGATGTATGAAGCTTGGAGCATATTAAGAAGTCAATTAGAAGGAGAAAGTAAACAAAAAATGTTGGAAATCGAAAGAAATTTAGGAATTGATGTTGATAAAGAATTAGAAAATATACATGAAAGATCAATGGAATGAAATCAGATACACGAGGACGTAGTTTAACGCAACTAGAACAAGAGTTACAACGCAGAGGTGTAAAGGGGTTTGTGATTGATGCAAGCCCCACACGCATCACTGTGTTAGCTGACAGAGCCGATTGCGGACGAAAGAAGGGAGGGGGAAAGCAGTGATGCAAGCAACTGATAAAGAGTTAGTCGAAAAATACAAGAAAGCCTATTACGAGTTACTAGAGGATATTAAAATGTATCGCAGCGACTGGACGGAGTTAGAAAACTATATCAGACAAAAAATTCAATGGAATCCTAGCAATTCACAGTATAAAAACGTTCAACATGAAATGGATCGAATTAAAGGGGGATTATTTGATGAAGACTAAAGAGTTTATTGCAAGTATGCAAAATTTAGGATTTAAAGTTGATGGCGGTACAGTAGAAATGAGTATTTTCGATAAGGACAATAATAAGATTGCACAAGTTAGTAGAGAAGTACAATGGTCTATGTGGACTTGTTCATTCGCTTTTAGTGAGATGTTAGAAGAGGATAAAGAAGATTTGTTTAACGTCATGGTTGAGTACACAAGTACACCTATCGAAGAACGTGATAAGTATTACATTAAGCATAAGTATTTAAGAAAACATAATGCTTATTTAAATTATAACAACGGTTTCCAAGAGTGGCTTTTCCATAGTAAGTCAGATACTGCTAATCGTGAAACTCAATTCACACTCGCAGAACTTCCGCTGTGGGTCCATGAAATGCTGGAACAAGGTCATTTAGTGAAGGAGGAAGTCTAATGAAATACAAATACATGGAAAAACAAGTAGAAGGTGCTAAAGCATTGGCAGAAAAATACCCACACATGCAAATACATCAAGATATTTACAAAGAGCATGTAGAGGTGCTGGAAAAAGCAAAGGCGTTTGATGAGATTAAAGATGAAGGTGATTATGCTAGTGATGCTGAGGAATATGTGAACATCGTAAGTGATATAGTTGAAAAATTTGGAGGACAAAAACAATGGTAGTTAAAGAAGCATTAAAAAAATTAGAAGAAAAAGGTTTTCAACTTCAAGAAGATAAAGTTGTTTTTAAATTAGAAGATGGTAGTTTAGAGATTTACATCGACCATGAAGAAGGAACAATAAAAACAGTGTTAAGTGACTCAAATGTATTTATGTCTGAGGATTTAAAAAATAGAAGTATGGAGAGCATTATGTATGAGTTAGCTGGTATCGACGAGGAGGACAAAAACAATGACTAAACTACAAATTAAACTACTCTCTGAAAACGCAACAATACCGAAACGCGCTAATGCAACGGACGCTGGCTATGACATTTACGCAGCTGAAACTGTGATACTTGAACCGCAAGAGAAAGCAATTATTAAAACTGATTTAGCAGTTAATATTCCTAAAGGTTATGTGGGATTGCTTACTTCACGTAGCGGTGTAAGCAGTAAAACACACTTAGTAATTGAAACAGGTAAGATAGACAGCGGTTTTCATGGAAATATGGGGATTAATATCAAAAATGATGCGCAAATATATTCAACAACTAATGAACAATGTTTTGATATACAAGGAGAAATGGAGAGTTCCTTTGTAAATGATACTAAAACCAAACCATTCACTATAAATGATTACTACAAAATCAACAAAGGCGATAAACTTGCACAGTTAGTCATTATACCTATATGGACGCCAGAATTAGAAGAGGTCACTGAATTTGATACACAAAGCACCAGAGGTACAAACGGTTTCGGTAGCACAGGATATTAAAGACCTACTACAAAAAGTGAAAGAGTTACTTAATAAGGAGTGAGTGGAATGGAAACATATAAAATTAAAAATACAACTAAAAACGGAATTTTATTTAAAAACGGTATAACTACAGTAGATGTAGATGAAGGTGGATTCTTACAATACAATGATTACTTTGAACATAAAACATTTTATCAATGTCCTAGGTGTAAAAGTCTAAATAATGAAGTTAAAAAGGCATATGATGCGATTGTACCAGTTTCTATTTTAAGGAGTTGCGAAGATTGTGGGTATCAACATATAACTGATTTCACGGAGGTAAACAATGATTAAAACAATACTTAAAATTATCTTAACTCTTACAATTTACGAAGCAGCTAAATACATCACTGAACAGCTTATCATTTACCGTACACAGAACGATGATGTGGAAGCACCTGCGGACTTCGAAATTCACGATCATATACATCTTAATGATTTAAAAGCAGAGGTGAGTGATTGATGTGGATAGCACTAACTATACTCTTCACTCTATTATCTCTTGTCCTTTATATGGCGAATAAAGAGTTGGATAAAGAGTTAAAGTTAAAAAACATTATTATTGGTAACTTAAGGGAGGAAAAGCGCATTGACAAAAATTGAACCTGCAACTTTTAGATACATTGAAAGTGAGATTTATAATCTTGAATCAACTAAAAAAGACATTAAGAAGTTAAGGCTCGAAATACTCAATCCCACAAAACAGGTTGATGATAATATTGTATATGGTCCATTGCAAAAAGGGGAACCTACACGTACGACAGAAGTCATGGCTACAAGACTTATGACAAATAAAATGCTGCGTAACCAAGAGGAAATGGTTCAAGCAATTGAAAGTACTTATAACAAACTACCTGAGGAATATAAACAAGTGATACGCTTGAAATACTGGAACCCTAACAAAAACATGAAAATGGAACATATCGCTGAAGAGTGTTTTATGCACCGTAATACGGCAGGTAAAATACGCAAAAACTTTGTGAGAGCCGTCGCTTTAGAAGTTGGAATGAAATAGCGATGTGCATCCGGTGTGCATAGAGGGTATTATTTGATGATATTATGATAGTGTAGAGAAATTCTACAAAGCCATGACAAACGACTCAACAACCTCCCTAAATAATTTTGGACATCCGATAGCCAAGTCGGGTGTCTTTTTTATTTATAAGGGTATATAAATATGACGCAATAAAATCATGGAGGTATATCGTTATGGCAGAAATAGAATTACAAGAATTTTTGGACGAAGTTTACAGAAAAGAATTTTTAGAATCAAATTGGGCAGGTCCAGAAGTCAAAAAAATTTTAAACGATTATGGTATTACTCAAAATATTGGCAATTTATTGTTAGGAATGAAGAATGACGAAGATTCAGTAATGTTAACATTTATTTCAAATGGGGATTTATTCGTATATACTGTTTTTTTAGGACAATACTATCAGTATTTCAAAGTTTTACGCAATGTTAAAAGTATAGATGTTCTAGCATATAAAAATTACAACATTTTAGATGAAAAAGTTTGGTACACTGATTTATTTATTGGAAAAGAATCATTGCCAGTAAGAACGTCGTTGCATGTGGATGAATTTGTCAAAACATTATTAAACAATTAAAATGCTAACGTCCTTAATTGGACGTTTTTTAATGTCAAAATACAAAGAGTGAATAACGTAAAGTAGGTGATAGTATAAGATGACTAATATGTTAAACGGTGTTAATTTTGAAGATTATCTGAAATTAACAAAAAAACAAAGAGAGTATATACGTATCAAAAACGAAACGGATTTAAGCGACAAAGAAATAGCGATTGAAATTAACACGCCGCAACCATCTATTAGCAGATGGAAAACGAACGGCAAATTCAAAGCAGGCTTAATGGCTTATCAAGCGCATCATTTAGAAAGTTCTGTACCTCAAGCGTTGCAAACAATGATTAGTTTATTAAATGCTAAAAGCGAATTAGTTAAGTTTCAAGCTGCAAAAGATATTTTAGATCGTACTGGATATAATCCAATTGAGAAACAAGAAGTAGAACACACTGGATCGGTTCAATTTGTGGATGACATCTAATGCGAGTGAAGTTAAGTGAGTTAATACCTGAACACTTTCATTCCTTATGGCATGCAGCAAAGGATAAAACCAAGTTAAACATTATAGCTAAGGGTGGACGTGGTTCGGGTAAGTCATCTGACATTGCTATTATTATCGTACTGTTGATTATGCGTTATCCAGTGAACGCATTGATATTACGTAAGATAGACAACACTTTAGCTTTGTCAGTGTTTGAACAGATTAAATGGGCAATCAACGTTATGGGTGTATCACATTTGTTTAAGATTAAGGTATCGCCTATGGAAATCACATATGTTCCTAGAGGTAATAAAATGGTGTTTAGAGGGGCGCAGAACCCTGAACGTATTAAATCATTGAAAGACGCTCAATTCCCTTATGCGATAGCTTGGATAGAGGAATTAGCAGAATTTAAAACAGAAGATGAAGTGACGACCATTACTAACTCACTATTACGCGGTGAATTGGATAATGGTCTTTTTTATAAGTTTTTCTATACGTACAATCCACCTAAACGAAAGCAGTCGTGGGTTAATAAAAAATATGAATCTTCATTCCAACCTGAGAATACGTTTGTTCATCATTCAACTTACTTGAATAATCCTTTCATAGCCAAAGAGTTTATTGAAGAAGCAAAGGCAGCTAAAGCAATAAATGAGTTGCGTTACCGTTGGGAGTATTTAGGTGAAGCGATTGGCAGTGGTGTTGTACCATTCAACAATTTACGCATTGAAACAATACCTCAAGAACAGTTTGATACATTCGATAATATACGCAATGCGATTGACTTCGGTTATGCTACAGACCCGTTAGCGTTTGTTAGGTGGCATTATGACAAGAAGAAACGCATTATATACGCTATGGATGAACACTATGGCGTACAGATAAGCAATAGAGAGATTGCACAGTGGATTAAGGAGAAAGGTTATCAGAATGATGACATCTATTGTGACAGTGCAGAACCCAAGTCTATAGCTGAGTTAAAAATAGAACAGAACATACCACGTGTAAAAGCGGTTAAGAAAGGTCCGGATAGCGTGGAATACGGTGAGCAATGGTTAAATGATTTAGAAGCTATTGTTATAGATCCTAATAGAACACCTAATATAGCAAAAGAATTCGAAAACATCGATTATCAGACGGATAAAGACGGTAATATAAAACCTCGATTAGAGGATAAGGATAATCACTGTGTAACAGGTGATACATTAATTGACACATCGAATGGGCAAGTACCAATTAAAGATTTAGTAGGTACTACCGGATTAGTAAAGTGTTTTAACGAAGATAAACAAATTGCTACTGAATCAACTTACTTTGATGTAAGACTAACTAGAAAAAATGCTGATGTGTTTGAAATCGAAACAGAAAGCGGACGTAAAATTAAAGCAACAAGCGATCATTTAATATTAACCACAAATGGTTGGAAAATGGTTAAAGAACTCAGTAGTGACGATGAAATAATAAGTATATAAGTAGATACTTCTCGTTATTCTTTTGGTATAATAGAATTAAGGAGATGAAGCTATGAAATACGTATACTTTAATGGTTTGAAATTTACTAGAGATGACAAAACTGGTTATTATCTGAATTCTACTAAACGTAAGAGATTGCATCGATATGTTTGGGAATATCACAATGGGCCAATTCCAGAAGGTTGTCATATACATCATTTAGATCACGATAAGAGTAATAATGATATTACGAACTTACAACTAATGAAGCATAGTGAACATGTCACATTACACGGATTAGAACGAGCAAAATTACAAAGAAAAGAAATCATAAGAAACTTAGATGAAAATGCTCGGCCAGCAGCGAATAAATGGCATAAATCAGATGAAGGCCGTAAATGGCACAAAAAACATTACGAAAGTACCAAAGAGAAACTACATCGAATGAAAAATTTTAAATGCGAAGAGTGTGGAAAAGAATTTGAAGCAAAAGATACAGGTGTTAACAGATTTTGTTCTAATAAGTGTAAATCAAAGTGGCGAAGAAAAAGTGGTTTAGATGATGAGATAAGGGAGTGTATATATTGTGGTAAAGAATTTAAAATCAATAAGTATAGAAAGACAAAAACATGTTCCAGAAGTTGTACAAACAGGCAAAGAGCCAAAGAGAGAAAAGATAAAATCGATAAGATTTCATAGCATACAAAATGTTTATAATATGGAAGTAGAAGACCACCACAACTATTCTGTTGATGGTGGTCTAATTATACACAATTGTATTGACGCTACAAGATACGCCTTAGAGCGTGACATGCGTCAGTCATCTATTAGTATTTTAAAACCTAAAGGGCGGTGATTAATATTTATTTACCTGATGAAAAGCCTTATGGCGAAAGAATTATGGAAGAATTAGAAATGAAAAATAAGGTTTTTGAAGTGGAACAGTTAATGAAATTGATTAACAATCATAAAACAGAAATACCTTTGATATTAACTGGTCAGAGATATTACGACAATGAGCCTGATATTATCTTTGCAGAAGCTCCTCATAATTTTGATGGAATTATTGATAAAACTAAACCTGATTGGCGTATACCTACAGCTTATCATGCTAATATGGTAGACCAAAAAGTCGAATATATGGTGGGTGATCCACCGACTATTACACATCAAAACAATAAGTTGAATCAGTTAGTAAATGAACATCTTGATGACGATTTCAGCGATGATTTAATAGATATTTTAAAAAACACTTCTAATAAAGGGAATTCTTGGTTGCACATTTATATTGACGAAAACGGAGGATTTAACTTTGTCGAAATTCCTACGGAAGAAATTATACCAATATGGGCAGATAGAAAATGCAAAGAATTAGATGCTATTATCCGTCATTACATCTCAGATAATGTGTTAAAAGTCGAGTATTGGACGAAAGAAGATGTTACTTATTATGAAATGCATGGTGGAAGTCTTGTATTAGATTATTCATACGAAGAACCATATACAACACATTACGATAACGAATCGTGGGGACGCGTCCCTTTTGTAGAATTTAAAAACAACAGTGATAATGTCGGCGATATTTGGCGTTATAAAGCGATTATAGATGCGATTAATAAAAGGATTTCGGATTTACAAAATACTTTTGATGAATCAACTGACCTTATCCATATTTTAAAAGGATACGAAGGGGAAGACTTGAGGGAATTTATGGTAAATCTCAAGCATTATAAAGCTATTAATGTAGCACATGATGGCGATGTAGACACAATACGTGTAGATGTCCCAGTTCAATCATCTTTAGAGTATTTGCAAAACATGAAAGAATATTTAATTCAATTCGGACGTGGCGTTGATTTTTCCCAAGATAAACTCGGTAATAGTCCAAGCGGTATTTCTATTAAGTTTTTGTATGGAAACTTAGATCTAAAAGTAAAACCTTTAGCGCGTAAAACACATGTTGCAATTCAAAATTTAATTTGGTTTATTTTGAAGTTTTATGATTTGAATGCAGATGAATATAAAACGTTTGATGTTTCTTTTAACTATAATAGATTGGTTAATGAATTAGAACAAACTGATATTGTCAGCAGGTCCCAAACTATGTTGAGCCAAAAGACACTTTTATCACATCATCCTTTTGTAACGGATGTAGAAAAAGAATTAGAACAAATGAACGCTGAAAGTGTTGTTTACACGCAAGATACTTCAGAAAAAGTAGATGATAACGATGAAGAACCAGAAGGATATTGAAAGTAAGTTAGATAGATACATTGCTGAGTCCGAAACAGTCATACAAGAGATATTTGCTAGGATATTGAAGATGATACTTGAATCGTTTACTTTATCCTATGTTAAATACTCAAAAGAAGATGATCCACACATTACTTGGACAGAATTCAACAAATATAATCGCTACAACAAGATGTTAGATAAAATGGGCGATATGCTTGATGATGAATTTAAGCAGATTAAACAGGAAATCAAAGAAACACAACAAGCTGTGTACTTAGACGGCTTTATGTCTCATATGTATTTGATTGAACAGACATCCGATATTCAAATGTCTTTTACTTTACCAGATGATAAAGTCATTCAAAAAGCGTTAAATCAACCTGTGGAGAAGATTAATCTTGATAAGACATTGGAAAAGCACAGAAACAAAGTGCTTGAAAGAATCAGAGTTCATACTGCTACTGGATTGATGGGCGGCAACAGCTACAATGAAATTGCTGAAACTATTGAAAAGGATGTAGGTATGACAGAAAAGCAAGCACGTTTAGTAGCACGTACAGAAGGTGGGCGTTCTCAATCACAAGCGCAGGTAGACGCAGAAGATGTAGCTAAAGAGAATGGTGCAAGAATCAAAGGCTACTGGGATGCTACGTTAGACAGTCGTACAAGACCATCACATGCACATCATGACGGTGTAGAAGAAGATGAGAATGGCAACTTCACAGTAGGTTTATCCACTGGAAAAGCACCACGCTTACTCGTCGGTGTAGACAGTGCTAAACAAAACATCAATTGCAGATGTAAGAAGTTGTATACTGTGAATGGTATGAAACCTCAAATAAGAGCATCAAGAGACAAGAACAATAAAACAAAACAGATACCTTATGTTACATATATGGATTGGTACAAGGAACGTACAGGTGAAGAATATCCATATAAACCTAATGGTAAGAAAAAACGCCGACAGTCGTGAGATTGCCGGTTATTTTTATGCCCAAAATATGCTTAAGGCGTTAAAAGGTGCAAACTCGTGCTGGATAAGACCAGTGTTATCAAAAATGTGAGGAGTAATAAATATGAAAAGAGAATTTTTACGCGGTTTAGGTTTGGAAGAAGAAACAGTTCAAAAGATTATTGATGAACATCATGATTCTTTAAGAGATTATAAAAACAAAGAGGAATCGCTTAACGAGCAGCTAGATGCAGCTAATACTGAAATCTCAAACCGAGACCAACAAATTAAAGAACTGCAAGATAAAGTCGGTGATAATGAAGGGCTAAAGAAAGAATTGGAAGAATACAAAAATTCTAATGCTGAATTTGAAACTAAGATGAAAGATTTAAAAATCAATAACGCTATTAAAACTGCTGTTGCAAAAGAAGCTAATGACCCAGACGACATTTTAGCTTTTATCGACAAGGCAGATTTAAAACTTGATGGCGATACAGTGGTTGGATTAGAAGAAAAAGTAAGTGCTTTAAAAGAATCGAAACCCTATTTATTTGAACAACCAAGTGTTAAAAAAGGTAGAACTCCGTTAGCTAGTGATGGTAACAAAGGGTTCTCTAAAGAGGAAATTATGAAAATCAAAGATCCGACTACTAGACAAAAAGCAATTGAAGATAACATTCAATTATTTAACTAAAAGGAGAATGTAATATGGACAAAACAAACTTTTTAAAATTAAACTTACAGCACTTTGCTACACCTAGTTATCCAGAAACGGGATTACAAACTGTAGCTACATTAGACAACTTTAAAGCTAAATCAATCGATTTTACTTATCGATTTGAAGAGAATTTAAAGGATTTCCGCGAAGCTTTAGGGATTTCTCGTTTATTCCCTGTACAAAGCGGTATGCAAATCGAATTATTAGGTAAACCAGAAGTGACTTTGGCTGATGGCAATGTAGCTGAAGGTGATTTAATCCCACTTTCTAACGTAACGCCTAAAGTTGCTGAAACAAAAGAGATTAAACTATCAAAATATCGTAAATCAACGTCAGGTGAAGCGATTCAAAAATACGGTTTAAACTCTGCAATTGACATTACAGATGAGGCGCTTATTAAAGAAGTGCAAAAAAATATGAGAAAAGATTTATTCACTTTAGTCCAATCAGGAAGCGCTCAAACTAATTTAAATGCAAGTAATGGATTGCAAGGTGCGTTAGCTTCAGCATGGGGTGCATTAAACACAATTTTTGAAGATGACACTATCCGTGTTGTTGTATTTGCGCATCCAATGGACGTAGCGCAAGCAATTGCTGATAAAAAATTAACGTTAGAAACTTCATTCGGACTGAATTACTACACAGACGCAACAGGTGTTGTTGTATTTACATCAACTCAAGTTGAGCAAGGTAACATCTATGCAACTGCTGCAGAGAATTTGGTTATTGCTTACATTCCTGCAGGCAATTCAGATCTAGGTCAAGCGTTTGACTTAACTTCTGACTCAACAGGCTTGGTAGGTATGACGCACTTTGTACATCAAGAGACATTAACACACCAAACATTAGTGGTATCAGGTGTATTAATGTTCCCAGAACGTTTAGATGGTGTAGTTAAAGTGCCTTTAACAGCAGGAGCAGAAACAACTGAATCGACACCGACAGCCTAATAAAGAGGTGATATTGAATGGCAAAATTTAAGGTGATTAAAGACTGCAAGAATAAAGAAGATGGACAATTATTTAATGCTGAAACAGAGGTTAATAAAACAGTTAAGTACATCGAAGATTTTGAAAAGCGACTAAAAAAAGCAGGGTATAAATTACCTTTTTTTGAACGTCTGAAAGATGAATGAGGTGTAAAACCATGGATGTACTAAAAGTTAAGTTAATAAATGAGTGGGATTTACAAGATACTTCTAAAGACGAAGAAATTGTTTTATTAATTCCTCATTATTTAAAAGTGGCTGAAGAATATTGCCATAGGTCGTTTGCATCATCGTTGCCTCATGGAGTAGAAGAATTTATTGCTCACAGTATCGCAACAAGATTGAATAAACACAGTAATCTAGCTGGTCGTTCGATGGGGACGGTCAGCTATACTTATAAAGATAGCGATGACCAACATTTATATGACAAGTTAAAACAATATAGAAAGGTAAATTGGGGTGGAAATTATGTTTATTGATGAATTTCCACACGCAATCACTATAGAACGTGTAACAACTCTTAACGACACTTCGAGTTATCCACCTAAACAAATACAAGATAAAACAACAACAAATGCTACTGCTTTTTTAGACACGCCTAGCACTTCTCAGAAAGCAGAGTTCAAAGCATTAGGTGTTGAATTATCAAGAATGCTTTATGTTCCGTATAACGTAGATATTAAGCGCTCTGATGTCATTGTATTTGAAGGTGTTCGTTACAAGTTAAATGGTGATCTAGAGGACCAAGGCGGTCAACATGAAATAAACAGAGTGCCATTAGTGAGAGTGTAGGATATGGCCAACAATATAGGAAGAGGACTTCAAAAGTACAAAGCTAAAGTATTAAGTAAAGCTAAACGTGGTGTAGCAGAGACGACAGCGTTATTACACAGTAACGCGTCTAGTATGGCACCAGTTGATACAAGTGCATTGAAAAACTCAATTGATATGTCAATCAGTGGTTTTCATGGCCAAGTCAAAGTCGGTGCTAAACATGCGGTGTATATCGAGTTCGGTACAGGCGTATACGCTACTAGAGGTTCACGTGCTAAGAAGATTCCTTGGACTTATTTTAAAGACGGTCGATTCTATACTACTCGTGGTATGGTTGCTCAACCTTTTTGGTATCCGTCGTTAGATATCGCACGCCAATATTTTAATAGTTATTTTGATGTATAAGGGAGGTAAGACACATGCAAGCTATATACAAAACAGCTGAACAACCATTATTTAGAGCAGTGATGACGAACTTGTACAAGTCGCCATTATTCGAAAAAATAGGACGGAACATTTTTGACCGTATGCAAACCGACATAGGTATAGACGAAAATGGCAACAATGTACCTCAACTCACTTATGTAGTTGTAGGGGAAACAAACACACTGCCAACTTATCGCAGCAATAGTCATATAGAGAGAATTGCAATTACCTTCCATTTATTTCATAGAAATAATGACAATCAACATTTGGTTGTGGATGAGACGCGCGGATTACTTGCTAACTTGTCATATTATGCACAACAAGCGCCGATAATGGATCATTACGATTGCAAAGAAACAAGAATAGATACGCAACAAGTAATTACTGATGTTGACGGTGAAACGCAACATGGTATTTTACGAATTGCTTATACAGTAGATCATAAATTGAGATATAAAAACTAAGGAGTGGATATAAATGGCAGTAGACAAATGGACCCTTATTGGTATTCCAGCGGATACACCAATCGAACAAGCAAAAGCGATTGACTTCGTTTTAGCAGGAACAAGTGAATTCTCGCATGAATTTGAAAATGAATTACGAGAAAAAATCAGAGGTAACCGTAAAGATTGGTCTGCAGGTGTTGTAGAAGAAACAATCGAAGTTACTTTCCCATACGATAAAAATATTAAAGGTGACCAAAAATTCAAAGAAGCATGTAAGTACGGTAAACAAATGCGCTTCTGGATTATCAACAATGATGTGGTTAAATACACTGATGATGCTACACAAACAGAAGTAGAAGGACATAATGCAACATTCGCTTATGTAATTCCAGACGGACGTACACTAGAAGTAGATGATGAAGATGAGAATATCGAAGTATCATTAAAGGTTAAATTGAATTCTGCTGACGGTTATGAGCCGAAGTTACCAGCGGAAATCATTGACCCTTCTGTTGCATCTGCAATCGTTTACGAGTCTATCGGCGAAGCTACAGGCGACGCAGAGGATGCTACTACTCAAAACATCTAATTTTCATTCGGGGGCAATCGCCCCCTTTTTTATTTATCTATTTTTTAACAAAAGGAGTAATTAAATTATGACAAACACATTAAATATTAACGGTAAAGACTATACAGCTAAAGGTTCAATCGCATTTGTGCGTGAAGCAAAGCACTTCGCAGAAGCGACTGAAAAAGACGGCGTTAAAACTAAAGGTGATGGCGTTACAGGTATCTTTTTAGGTTTAATCCAACAAGACCCGGAAAAGTTATCTCAATTCTGGTACTGCGCGGTATCTAATTTAACAAAAGAAAAACCGTCATTAATCGAAGTAGAAAATGCTATTGAAAAATATGCAGAAGAAAATGGCGAGATTGATTCTCTGTTCAAAGGCGCATTAAATACATTAAGAAACGACGGTATGGTTAAGGGAAAGGTCAACAACTTAATCGACACAATGTATCAGAACCGCAAAGGCAAAGAGAAGGAACTGGACATGTTCGATCAAATGTACAAAAACGTAACGGGTCAAAATCTGTTCAACAAAGCGGAATAGATTACGACTATATTGTCGAAACTTCAATTCGTTTACTAGGTTATATACCTATTCACGAATTAGATCAACTCACAATCAAAGAGTGGGAGTTATATATCAAAGGTGCAAGACATAGACGTTTGGACACATTAGAGGATTTACGAACACAATCTATCATGCAAGCACGTTTATCTGGCGGTAAAGACATCAAGAAAATATCTAAAAATCTTGAACATGAACGTCAATTGATAGATAAGACAGAAACTTCTGTTGAACATGACAAAGCCCATGATAAGTGGATTAAACGCAAAACAAGAGAAGTACAACGTCAAGCACTTCAACGCTGGTTAGACAGTAAAAAGAAATAGATAAATAAAGGAGGGATTGCGATTGGATGATGTAGCGCGCTTTATCGCAGAAATAGAAGCAGATATAAGCGACTTTGAACGTGATATTCAAAGGGCGATTGCTTTGGCTGAAAGTATCCCCGACGATGTGGAAGTCGAATTAAAAGCTACTATCAATGACTTGAAACAAAAGTTGATGCAAGCCGAAGCCTTAGCAAAGCAGTATGAAAGTAACGACGCAATCAAAGATTTAAAAGCAAATATAGCTGATTTGCAACAAAAACTCGCAATGGCTAATGCACAAGCTAACGCATTTGAGAGCGATACGATAGAAAAAAGAGTCGAACTTGAAACGGGTTTGTTCAAAGCGGAATTAGCCGCATTGCAAGCCAGATTGGCAGCATTTGAAGCAAATAAGATTGAAAAGAAAATTGATTTAGATACTAACGCATTCAAACGAGGTCTAGTAGCTATCGATAAAGCCTTAAATAGCTATAGTGATAAGATGGACGCCTTAGCTAACGATATTAGAACCACTGGTACAGTTGCGGCGAATGTTTTTAAAGGAATGTTCTTATCATCTATTACTGCTTTAGTACCTGCGATTGCGTCTGTAGTACCTGCTTTAATGGCAGTGATGAATGCTATAGGTGTTGTAGGTGGCGGCGCATTAGGTTTAGCAAATGCGTTTGCGATTACTGGCGCAGGTGTCGTAGGTTTTGGTGCTATGGCAATCAGTGCATTGAAAATGGTAGAGAACGGCACGTTATCAGTAACTAAAGAGGTACAAAACTATCAATCTGCTGTAGATGACTTAAAATCTGCTTGGACTGGCGTTGTCAGCCAGAATCAATCAGCAATTTTTAATACACTGGCAAACGGTATAAATACTGCTAAAGTTGCTTTGCAAGGTTTAACGCCATTTTTAAGCGGTGTAGCACAAGGAATGGAACAAGCAAGCAGTAAAATGTTGAATTGGGCTAAAACTTCACAAGTAGCCTCCAATTTCTTCGACATGATGGGGACAACTGGTGTAAAAGTATTTAATAATATGTTAAGTGCTGCCGGTTCATTCGGTAGCGGTTTAATCGCAGTTATTACTAATTTAGCGCCTTTAACAGAATGGGTCTCACAAGGGTTCGCTAAAATGGGCGAATCATTCAACAAGTGGGCTACAAGTGTTGAAGGTTCGCAAGCAATTCAAGATTTTACTAATTACGTCAAAACGAATTTACCATTGATTGGAGAAATCTTTGGATCTACATTCAAAGGTATCTTTAACCTGATGAAAGCATTTGCTCCTAACTCTCAATTAATTTTCCAATCTTTAGCAGAAATGGCGAACAGATTTGAAGCGTGGAGTGCAAAGATTGCAGCAAGTGACGGATTCAAACAGTTTATCGATTATATACAGACAAACGGACCTAAAGTGTTAGGAGTTTTAGGAAACCTTGTAGGAATTATAATAAATGTCGCTACTGCTATGGCTCCACTAGGGGCTGCTGTACTAGATGTGGTGTTAGCTTTCACTGAGTGGTTGAAAAATTTAACAGAAGCTCAACCCATTATAGGAGCTATATTAGGTGTAGTTTCGATTTTAGCTGGCGCTTTCATGTCATTGTATCCAGCTATTCAATTCGTAATGACTGTAATAGTACCCTTAATCGGAGCTTTTATGGAGTTTTTAGCCACAAGCTCTATTGTAGAAGGTGTTTTAGGTACTCTAGCCGCTGCATTTGGTGCGATAACTGGTCCAGTATGGGTTGCAATCGGAGTCATCGTAGCATTGATAGGTATTTTTGTAGCTCTATGGAATTCTTCGGAAATTGTAAGAACAGCTGTTAGTGATGCATTTAACACCGTTAAAAATGCGGTTATGGATGCGGTTAACGCCGTTGTCGGATTTGTTCAAGATTTAATGGGACAATTCGGTTATGTTGGTGATGCCCTACAAACATTAAAAAATACTTTTTCTCAAGCTTGGCAAGAAATTGTAGTTATAGTCGAAACCGCAATAGGAGTTTTAGCGCCTATTTTCCAAGCTGGTTGGAATGTTTTAGTTACTATTGTAAAAGTGGCATGGGAATTGATAAAGGCAGTTATCACTATTGCGATGCATTTAATCGTAGGTACTATCACTGCTTTACTTCAAGTTTTAACCGGCGATTGGCAAGGTGCTTGGCAGACGTTACAAGCAGCAGGTGCTGAAATTTGGCAAGCAATTGTTACAGCGGCACAAAATATATTCAATATTCTAGCGCAATTCCTAACATCATTATGGCAATCAATCGTTACAAGCGCACAAACACAATGGGCTGTATTGCAAGCGGTAGCTTCTGTTATTTGGAATGCTATTGTGACCGCAATACTTACTGCGGTTCAAAACTTAGGTAATTTTTTACTTACAATTTGGACTTTTATTGTCACAACTGCCCAAACTATTTGGAACTCTTTAGTGGCTATTGCTGGTATGATATGGAATTTAATTGTTACTACAATTGTTACAGCAGTACAAAATTTAGGTACAATTCTATCGACAATTTGGCAGGTTATCGTTACGACAGCACAAACAATTTGGACATCTTTAGTTGCGGTTGCATCAGCAATCTGGAATATGGTTGTAACAGCGATTTTGACTGCAATTCAAAACTTAGGAACTGTCTTATCTACAATTTGGCAATCAATAGTTACAACAGCGAGCGCTGTATGGACGGGTCTTGTCGCTATAGCATCGGCGATTTGGTCTGCTCTAGTGAGTACAATCAGTTCTGTTGTATCTAATATAGTCTCGTTTGTATCTTCTGGTTGGTCAAATTTGATGAGTATAACTTCATCCATCATGAGTGGTATTATGGGCGTTATTTCATCAATTTGGTCAAGCATCGTATCGGTAGTATCTTCAGTTGTTTCAAGTATCGTTTCCTTTGTTTCATCAGGGTTCAGCAACATGCTCAGCGTAGCTTCATCAATTATGAGTTCGATTATGAGTGTAATCTCCTCAGTGTGGTCGAGTATCGTTTCTGCAGTATCTAGTGCTATAAGTTCAGTAGTTTCTGCAGTGTCATCTGGTTTTAGTAGTGCGTTGAGTACTGCAAGTTCGATTATGAGTAGTATTTTAAGTGCTGTCACATCGGCTTGGTCAAGTATTGTGTCAGCAATTGCGAGTGCGATTTCGAATGTTGTATCGACGATATCAAGTGGTATGAGCAATGCTATGAGTGCGGTAACTTCTGGTGTTTCTGGAATGGTAAGTGCTGCAAGAGGTTTTGTAGGCGATATGATGAGCGCCGGACGTGACTTGATTCAAGGTATGATTAATGGTGTTAAAGCAATGGCAAGAAATATAGCTAACGCAGCACGTTCAGTTGTATCAAACGCAGTGAGTGCAGCTAAATCGGCATTAGGTATTCACTCGCCTTCACGTGTGTTTATGGAAATCGGTAACTATACTGGTGAAGGTTTAGTAATCGGTTTACATCAAATGACAAACAGTGTTGTGAGTGAAGTCGAGAATATGGCCAACCAAATGGAAAAAGCGTATGCACCAGAATTAAAGTCAATTAATCCACAAATGAACAAAGACATCAATGGAATGAGTGACAAGATTAATGGTGCGGTAAGTTCTGACATTACAAACGGTGTTGAAGTTGCTCGACCGATTATCAATATTACTAATGAATCTGACTTACCGGCAATCAAAACATATGTGGATGATGAATCTGCAAAAGAGCGTATGCAAAGGAGGATATAGGCCTTGAACTATACTGATTTAATGATAGTCAAAGATAATGAAGAATTTTTAATAAGCAACAATAGATTGACTGGGGACGCATTGAGCGTTTCCAGTTTTATTGTTGGTTCTATTATTCAAAATCAAAGGTTTAAATACGGTGACGGTATGAACCGTCGTGTCGATTACGGTTTTGATGATGAATATAGGAAAGCAAAAATGATTGTGGAAGCAAAAACCAAGTATGGTTATGACATTGCCACACTGAGAGATGCAATCAATGAATTGTTTTATGGCACGTACTACATTCGTGAAATGAGATTGACTTACGATAGTGATAAACCCGTTAAATATGAATCGATAGGTAAAACCACAGGAGATATAAATTTAGGAAAGCCACGACTTGTCGGAGGAAAGCAGCTGAAAGTGCGTAATGTGAGTGAAATAGTGCAGAGTGTAGATGATTTATGGTTTGAATTCGAAGTTGATTTTGAAACGGTGGAAGTACCTTGTTGGGAAACGTCATACACAACACAAGACTTACAAAAAGATGGATATAACGCGGTTGTTGAAAAGTATGGTTTAGCAGACGGTGTTCACATCGATTACTTGAACTACACCCCAACAACAAACGAATTTAGTATATGGAACGGCGGTAATGTAACAATCGATCCGCGCAACATGTATTTAAACATTCGATTTTTATATGCAACCAGTAACGGTACTGTGACTTTAGAAAATTTGACCACGGGTGAAAAATTTGAATTTTATCGACAATTTTCTAACACACATCTTAATTTATTCGGTGCAAAAGTGATGTTGGGTACAACTAACTGGCTGAGGGAGAGCAACAGGAAATTCATTAGTCTAGCACCAGGTGAAAATAAATTTAAAGTTTCAAATGTAACACATCAAGGAATCTCATTCGAGTTTCCTTTTTATTTTAAATAAGGAAGTGACATAAATGAAT